TGATGAGAATGTGCTGTGTGTGCGGGATGGGAATGAGATATTGCCCCTTAAATGCTGGAAGGAGAGGAACACGATGGAGGGGGTCGGGCGGTTTATTATGGAGTTTAAGAAGCTGGGGCTGGAAGCGCAGAATATATACGCTGATGCGGGAGGTCTGGGTATTCCTATGTGTGATGCTTTGGCCGAGGCGGGTTGGGTGGTTAACAGGGTAAATAATGGCAGCAGGGCGCATGATGACAGGCACTATGGGAATAGAGGGGCAGAGATGTGGTATGAGTCTGCTCGCATGATTGAGAAGGGTGATGTACGTTTGCCTGAGGATGATACTTTAGTTGAGCAGCTTACCACTAGACTGGGGAAGACTAACAGCAAGGGTAAGCTAATGCTGGAGAGCAAGGATGATATGAGGTCTAGGGGGCTTAATTCGCCGGACAGGGCTGATGCGCTTGTTGGAGCTTTAGCTTGCGGTGGAGTTAATAACCCAGCAGTCTTGGGATCGCGCAAGAGCGTCTTCGATCTTATCTGGCCGGATGAGGATGCTTATGAGTCTAGTTATGGGGTGGCTGGTATGGATGCAGGATAATGGGCGTAAAGACACACAACTTCAGCACTGGGAAATTCAAGATACACATTGAGGACATTGACGGGCTTTGTATAGACTCTGACGTAATTCCCGATAAAGAAAAGTCCATCACTATAAGCCCCCGACTAAAAGGCAGGAGAAGGTTAGAGGTTATTATACATGAATGCCTCCATGCAGAGTATCCGTCTATACCTCAAGAGAACGAGGAGCAATGGGTTGATACTGCCGCACTTAACATTTCAAAGCTCCTTTGGCGCATGGGATATAGGGAATAATGTATTTTACTCTATTCTATTATACTCTACTCTCTTGTGAGCATTTTGGAGAAGGTCGGAGAAGCTGGAGAAAGGCTTTTGGGGATTGTCATAGGATGGAAAAATTATTACGAATAGTGGAGCGCGAATGCGTATGGTTTGCGGAGAGATTCCGTGACGGCTCGCTCTCTCTGGGGGTTCTTGAAACAAAGCATTCGTGCTACTAGATATATGGGATGGATAGAAGGAATACTTGGAGCTGCTGGTGCTGGATTATCTATCTGGCTGTGGTGGCTCAGGAACAGGACTGCGACAAAAAAGGAGAAGAAGGATCAAAATGCTGCGGATAGCCACAAGCACAATGCTGATGTTATTGATGACCTCTTGCGGTAGCATTGGGCTGCTTCCAGTCACCAGACTACCGGAGGGCAACGTCAAGCGACTGACGGAAATGCCTGAGTTTCAGTCCGTAAAGGAATCCTCAGAGGGGGTTAAGCGTTGGGCGAAGGAAGCCTTGCACTCAGTAAACGACTTAGAATATCAATTAAGGATTAAAGATGACTAACAGGGCAGAACTACACGACAAAATAACTGGCGACATTAAGGGTAGGTCAAGGTGGGAGCAGCGTCAAAGCCTATGGTACGAGATGCGGCACACCGGACTCCGAAGGAAGAATAAGCCTTGGAACAATGCAAGCGACCTTCACTTCCCCTTATCTGACTCTGTTGTTGAGAGACTGAAACCGTTCTACTATATGCAGATCGTGGGGATGGACACCATAGCCTCATTTATTCCGATGAGACAGCAGGACGGAGGATTAACTGTTACAGCCGAGCGGTGGTTTGATTATAAGATAAAGGAGAGCACTAACTTTTTATCAGAGGGGCTTACATGGATAGATCACGGGCTGATGAGCGGAAGGTCAGTTGTTAAGGTCTATTGGGACGCGCAGAAGAAGAAGGTTCAGTACGATGCAATAGACCCCATGATGATTGTGGTTCCTGAAAAGACTCGCAACCTTCAGGAGTCAGAGCGGGTAGTGAACATAATGCAGATGAGCGTAGATTCGTTTAAGAGCAATCCACTCTATTCCGGCGTTGACGTAAACGAGATACAGTCCAAGAGGGGCAAGGTCGGCAACAGTAATGAAAAAGAGGTGAACACATATCGCCGCGAAGGAATTAACTATAGCTCTGACTTGAACAGGATAATTCTGTGGGAGGTTTATGAGAAGAAGGACGGCAAGGTTTTTGTCCAGACGTTCTGCCCAGAGGTTGCCAGCATGGATGTTCGTCCGATAATGGAGCTGGATTACAACCACGGCAGCTACCCATTCGTTGATTTCAGTTATGAGATAAAGGACAAGGGCTGGTATTCCCCCAGAGGAGTTTGTGAGATACTAGCACCGTTTGAGTCTTCGCTCTGCAAGATGTGGAACGAGAAGCATGATGCTATGACTCTCTACAACCGCCCGATGTTTAAGACCGACAGAGATATTCCCAACAGCAGTAACATTAGACTTTCCCCTGCCCAGATACTTCCGGTTGGTTTGGCTCCCGTGCAGATGAGCAGCCCTCCGATTAGCTGGGATCAGGATATCGAGATGACACGATATATCGCGGAGCAGCGTATAGGTATGCCCGACTTTGGCGTACAATCAATGCAAAACAAAGGCGACAGACGAACGGCAACCGAAATCAACGCGATCAGCGGATTAATGGCTGAATCGAATGACCTACGCGCCCGTGTGTTCCGCTTGTCCCTCGGATCACTATATCGGCAGTCTTGGAACCTCTATCTGCAATACAACAAAGAGGACTTGGACTTCCGGTATCGTGAGGATAATGGACGGATTGAGCCAGAAGCCTTTATGGGCGATTACGTTATCGAGCCAAAAGGTGGGCCTGACAGCCAGAACAGGGCACTGAAACTGCAACAAGCAATGCAGAGGAAGCAGTTGTTCGCTGGCTCACCGTTCATTAACCAAGCAGAACTGGACAGATCAATACTGGAACTGGACGACCCAAGCCTTGTTAGAAGGATGTTCCTAGACCCTCAGATGAGGCAGCAGCATGAAGGGCTTGAGGAGGCTAATAACATAGGAATAATGGAAACCGGATTCCCTGTGCCAGTCAGAGGGGATGAGAATTTTGAAATAAGGATAGGAGTTTTGGTTCAATATCTGGATCAGAAGATGGGATCGGGTGAAGGAATATCAGAGCAAACTCAACAACTAATTGTTATGCGTATAAGTGAATTGCTGGACGCCTATGAACAGGCTAACCCGAATGCAGCAAGGCAGCTACGCAAACAGCTTGCCGACTCAGCCGCCTCTTTGGCCGAGGAAAGGCAGATGGGTGCATTGCCGGATGGGGAAGAAGGACAACAGCAAATGCCGCAACGAGAAGAGAGACTATAAGAAGTATTACGAAGAAAACAGAGAGAGAATAAGGGAAACTCAGCGGCTATATTATCAGCGCAATAAGAAGAGGCTTCGTGAAAGGGCTTCCTTGTATTATTACGCGAACAGGAAGAAGGTGCGCGAAGACCAGAAGGTGTACTACGATAAGTACAAAGACCTTATAAATAAGCAGCGCACTGAAAAGATGAGGAATAACCCAGAGCTAAGAATTGTAGCAAATCTGCGATCAAGGCTGTCGTCTTATGTTTCTGGAAAAAGTAAAAGAACCCTGCAACTGCTCGGATGCGAAAGAGATCATTTAATTACCCATTTGCAAGTTCAGTTCAAAAAGGGGATGAATTGGGATAATTATGGGAATAAGTGGGCAGTAGATCATCATATACCAATCACAGCCTTTGACTTAAATAATAAGAAGGAATTCGAGGCTTGTTGGCACTTTAGTAACTTGAAACCTATGTGGGTTAAGGATAATATAAGAAAGGGTAATAAGATATGCTTAGAAAGATAAGGGCTATGATGCTCTTTGCCAGAGAGATCGGTTGGGTTAATGAGCCTAGCTGGACAAACGAGGATGCCAAGGTTCTTGAGTTATTCCTCAGTTCAGACACGGGAAAGAAGTTAGGCATGACATTGTTGAATATGGTCATCAAAACTCAGTCTAGTTGTATAGAGAGTAAAAAAGACCTTGAATATAACGCAGGATTTGCTAATGGTTTCAAGGGTGCGGTTAGTAGCATAGAATCTCTAGCCGACAATAAACTTTACGGGGGCTCAGAAGAGGATGAGCTGAGTAACCTCGAACTATAAAGACATCCTAACAATACATTTCTGGTTTGTGTCGATCAGGAATGAAATATAAAGACACGCCACAGGATAGCACGGTGCGGGTTATCTTGAAATAATGCACAAAGAGAACCATGAGTGAAGAAGTAGAAGGTAGGACATTGGAGCAGTTACAGGATATGGCTGCGGAACAGGATAGGTTATCGGGCTACAGTGAAGGTGAGCATCCCGCTGAAGTACCCGCTGCTGAAATTGAGCAACGGAGAAATGTAGGATCAGAACCTAAACCGGAACCAGAAAAACCTAAAGAGGAAACAAAGATTGAGGCTCCTGAGTCTAAGTCCGAGAAGCCCTCCCCTGAACCGGAAGCTGACGCTGGGCCTCCAGAAGTACCTGATAGTTCTTTGACAGTTGAAGTTGACGAAAGAACGAGTAAGTCTGAAAAACGGCTTAACGAATCTTGGCGTAAACTTAATGCCACTAAAGAGGAACTGGCCGATAAGGAGCGTGAGCTTGAGGAACTGAGAGGAACCTTGAATGAACGAGCCCAGCCAGCAGCCTATGTTGATGAGGACGGGAATACCGCAGAGGATTATGATGCCGCTGCCAAGAACTTTGAACTGGATGGCGAAGGCCGATTAGCTGAAAAGGCTAGGGAGCAAGCCGAAAGGGTAAGGGAAATGGGGCGGAACAACCAAGTGGAAAGCAACGATAATCAGTTCAAGAAGGAGTGGGGCGACAATTTTGATCGTGCCGCAGATTCATATCCTGAACTGAGAGACGCTAACTCCACGTTCCGTAAGGCGGTAAATGGAATCCTTCAGGAAAGACCTGTGCTCGCTACATATTCAGGAGGCATTGTTGACGCAGCAGATATCGTTGCCATGCAGATGAAAGTCGAATCTTCAGGACAACTTCAGGAACAGATCAACACTCTTCAGAAGGAGAATGATGGTCTAAAAACTAAACTATCCATTGGTGGCTCCGAGCCCTCATCGGCCCCTGTAGGGTCTAGGGCATTTAGCGAGTTGACATCGGAAGAACAGTTTGCGGAATTACAACGCCGCGCTGCCGAAGTCGATGCCGCTGTAGCTCACTAATGGAGGAAACGCATTAAATAATGGCTACACTATCAACAACCAATCCCGCGTCGATTGCTAACGAGTATCAAACATACTTCAGTAAGCAGTTGTTAGATTACGCGGTACAAGGCACTCGAAAAGCTGAGTTCGGAAAAACTGCACCACTACCAAAAAATGCTGGTGCTCAGACTATCCGATTCTTCCGCTTTAATGAACCATCAGCAGCCAGCGTGGTAGACCTCACTGAAGGAACCGCGATGGCATCTAGCGCATATCGTGAGCTGACGCTTGCTTATGTCGAGGCGACCCTGAACCAAATCGGTCAGGTAATCGCTGTAACAGACGTACTCAACGCTACCTCGCTACTAAACATCATGTCCCAAGCCATCAAAACAAATGGTGAGGACGCTGCGTTATACTGTGACAACCTCATTCGTGACGAGCTGGTTAATTCCGGTGACACCGATGAGAGTGACAGTCGCACCAAGAAGTATTCTGGAACAGCTACCACATTTGCTGAACTGGACGCCTTGACGGATGCGAACGGTAAAATTGACGCAACCGACCTATTGGACAGTGTTACCCAGTTGAAGATCAATCGTGCTCCCCAAATTTCTGGGCAGTATGTTATGATCGCTTCACCTCAAGTAACACGCGACCTAATGAACAACTCTGACTGGCTCGAAGCCCATAAGTACAGTGCTGTTCAAGGTTTGTTTAAGGGCGAAGTGGGCTCGTTCCACGGCGTGAAGGTAATCGAGGACACTAACCCATACATAGAGGGCTCTGCTGCCGATAAAGGTACTTATAATGCCTCCGGTGATGTATTCTCATCTATCATCTTGGGTGGTGACGCCTTTGGTGTTCCGGCATTAGCTGGCGACTCACCGAAGTCTCCCTCAATAGTTATTACGGACACTCCCGATAAGAGCGATCCGCTTAACCAAACCACGACAATCGGCTGGAAGGCATATTACACCGCTAAGGTACTGAACGAAAATTGGTTCATCGTCCTTCGCTCGAAATCTGCCTACTCGCATGGTGGTTCCTAAGACTGAATAATCAAGCTGGGGGAGCGTAAGAAACTCCCTCGGCCTTTACACTTTAAGGTTCTGATGCCGTTATACGTTTACGAGAATGACAGTGGAGGTAGAGTGGAGGAGTTAAGGTTGTCCAAGGATAAGGATGTGTGTCCAGAGGGATACAAGAGGGTGGTTATTCCTCAACCCGTAGCCTTCACGGGAGTAGCTTCAAACCCAAGCAATATGAAAGATGGAGTTTTGAAGGGGTACTACAAGCAGGAATGCGATCACGGCAGCAAATGGAAGTCTGAGTTCAGCAAAAAACAAATTAAACAAGCATGGGGGTAACTAATGCCTAGAGAAGATATTAATGATGTAGGAACGATGGTGTCCAACACAACTTGGGACAACGATCTAATAGTTCGCAGGGGAGGTGGCGTAATGCTGGGCCTTCTAGGGTCATCTAAAAAAACGAGCGCACAATGGGTTATGGTGTTCGATAGCAAGACTGCCGTAAGTGACGGGACAGCCCCCGCGATACATCCCATATTCATAGCGGCTGAAGATAACTTCTATATTGAGGTTCCGGTACGAGGAATGAACTTCGAGAACGGTATTTATGTAGCCAACTCAACCACCAACACAACGCTCACCTTGGGTTCTGCCGACTGTTGGTTTACGGCGGTGATAATATGAGTCAAAGTAGTTCAACTTTAGTCGGCCATGATGCTCATCTCTGGACGGAAAGCGGCGATGATGTCTACCGTAGTTCGGGCTCCGTCGGCATCGGTACGGCTGTGCCATCCACCTCCCTACACGTTCTATCTAATAGCGGAACATCTATGACTGACACTGGTTACGATGGGGTCACGATAGAAAGTTCCGCTGCAAATGAGCCTTCAGTAATATCCTTCAGACCCGCTAATGATGATGGGAATTTAGCATTAGTGGCAAAGATTGGAGCAACCAGCACAGGAGCCACTACTAATTACAATGGTTCGTTGGGCTTCTCCACAAGAACAGGCGGGGTTATGTCCCAACAGATGACCATCGACTCAGCCGGACTCGTCGGCATCGGTACGGATTCGCCAACAGAGCAGTTACACGTTTTAGAAAGTTCTGACGGTGATTGGGTAGCAAGGTTTGAACAGGATCATGCAACGGGGTACGGCTTAATTGTAGAACACGCTGGCTCTGTAGATAATCGTTATGGACTGGCTGTTTATGATGGAAGTAATTTTGATTTCGTGGTCACTACGGCTGGCAATGTCGGCATCGGTACGGAAACGCCACTAGCAGTTCTTGGTGTAAAGGGAGCCTCTGGAGCATCTGCCGACTCGGGTACGGCGGGCATCTTCCATATCACCACGGGTGATGCGGCTACCGATGAGCAACTTCAAATCGGAATTACAGACGAGGTTGGCCCTTGGCTTCAAGGTATCAAGAAGGATACAGCCTACCGAAATATCGCGTTACAGACCCAAGGTGGCAAAGTCGGCATCGGGGTGGCTGTTCCCGCTACTAAATTAACCGTTGAAGGCTCAGTCACTCTCAAGGAACAAGCTGCTGCTGATTCTGATACTGAGGCATACGGCCAGATATGGGTTAAGACAGGAACACCCAACACCTTGTACTTCACTGATGATGCTGGCACTGACGTACAGTTGGGTGCTGGTAGCAGTAGTGCTTGGACAACTAGCGGGAGTGATATTTATTACAATACTGGTGGCGTCGGCATCGGTACTGCGTCTCCAGCTGACTATTATAGTGGTGCTGATAATCTTGTAGTGTACGAGGCTGGTGATGCGGGAATAACCATTGCAACTGGAACAACAAATACTGGTGCTTTGTATTTTGCAGATGGCACTACAGGTGACGCTGAATATCGAGGCGGAATTGGATATATTCATGCCACGGCCACAGAACGTCTTGCATTAGTTTCTGGAGGCGCAGAAAAGGTTACGATTCTCGATTCGGGTGAAGTCGGCATAGGCACTACGGTTCCGTCCGTACTTCTGCATTGCTCTGGCGGTGCAAACGAAGCTGGTTTGAGGCTGGAGAGGAGTTCGGGACTTTCAACTGATGGCACTACATATATTGGCAGTTTAGAGTTTGAGGATGATGCTGAAACACCAGTAAAATTACGGGCAGTTAGAACTGGCTCTGGTGGTGCGGCAGCAATGACTTTTGAAACCGGAGACGCGACTAACCCTGCGGTTGAAGCCATGCGAATCACCTCTTCGGGGGTCGTTAAGCTGAATCAAGAGGCCGAATCTGAAATTGCTTTTCGCCGCAACAACACTGGCACTGCGATGGACTGCGGTAAAATCACATTCGGTGATAACACTGATGCTCGCGCACAGATTCAAGGAGAAACAACCACAACCTCCGA